CACCCACGTTATACGCAAACACATTCCCCAAGGAACTAACTGCGGCGCACTGCTCCTGCGTGATGCCCACGGGCTGGTAGATACCCGATGCGCTCGTCGATGCGACTTTCACGGTGTACGTCGCCTTCACGCCGTTGTTCGCCAGCACCGCCACCGTCAGATACTGACAGGCGTTCGTGGTGCCGCTCGTGGTGATGGTCAGCTTGTTGTCGCCGTCCAGCACCACATCCTCCTTTGCCAGCGTGCCCACCACAACCTGCGTGGCGGTGTTGCTGGCATACTGTCTGACCTCTATCACCGTCGCGCCAGCTGCTATCGACGAGAACGGGTTCGCCGTGTCGAACTGCAGCTCCACCTCGAACGTCCTGGCTGCAGCAGCCACCTGCGCAGGGCTCGTGCCGTCGCTCATCGTCCTCTTCGGATGCACCAGGCACGAAGCGAACACATGGTCGCACACCACCAGCGCGCTGCCGTCGGCCTCTATCTCGCCCGTGGCGAAAGCATTGCCGGGAGCAATGAGGCGCGTGTCGCCCCAGTTGTAGCAGCATATCTCCCACACCCTTGCATCCTCGAACGTGAGGTAGTCCACGATGCGCTCGGCTGTAATCGTCAGGTTGGGGAAGGCAGCCACCACGAGGTCGTAGTCCTTCTTGCCGATGGTGCCCACGCTGATGGCGCCCGTCACCGATGCACGGTGCTCGTCATCGTTCACGAGCTTCGCGCTGGGGTCGTAGGTCACGTTCCTGTACTTCGGCACCGTGTTCTCGTCCTGCGCCAGTTCCACAAGGGCCTGCCACTCGTCGCTTGTGGCGGCAATGGTGCCATCCCACACCATGCTCACATACTCCAGCCTGCCGCCTGTCACGATGATCGAGGCGAGGATGGCCAGCGGGTTCAGCTGCGCGCACTTGTTGAAGTAGAAGGTCTGTATCTTCGGCAGTGTGCCGGCATCGATGGTCATGTTCGCCGCCGAAAGCTGGTTCAGCGAGTGCAGGAACAGCTCCAGCAGATTGTCCGGGAAGCTCACCTCACTCACTCTGCTGCCAACGGGCAACAGCAGTCCGGGAGCAGAGCAGCCGCCGAACAGCGCCCTGCGCAGGCGCGGACATTGCCGCAGGTCCACTTCCTGAGCAATGGTCGTCACCCGCTGCGCGTCAATCACCTTGAAGGCCGGGCCTGTCACCTCCAGCGACGTCGCGTTGAAGGTCACGGGCAGCTCCGCGTCGCCCACCTTCAGCACTTCCATCCTCTGCGCGGCCACGGTGAAGGGTTTGTCGGTGCCGCCAGTACGGTTCAGCAGCACCATGTCGTGCAGGTCGCCAAGACTGGCCAGCCAGTCGGCACCATTGATGTAGTTGCCGGTTCCCTGGCTCGCAGCTATCGTCAGCGCGGCCACCTGCCCTGCCTGTGTCCTTGCTGCTCTCACAGCGTCACCGCCCACCGAGCCTACGGGATAGAGGTCGATGGCAGGCACAAGGCTGAAGGTGTACTGCCGAGACAGCGTGAAGGCTATCTGTCCCCAACCGTCGCCGACGCCGCTGAATGCGCCGATGCCGTACTTCGAGAAGATATAGGCGATGCGCCGGTATATCCACAGCCGCTCGTCCTGATAGCGGTCGCCCAGTGCCTGCGCCAATGGGTACACGTTGTTATATGTTGCCGGATAGATCGAGCCGTCAGGCGCGGTCTGGCCAGCCACCTGCCACGGGTCGAGGTAGCCGAACGTTCGGTCGTGGTAGTAGGCAATCTGCGGGAAGTACTTCGCACTCTGGTCGAAGAAGTAGTAGCTCAGGGCGGCAAACACGTAGTCATGCAGGTGCAGGCCGCTGCCGCTCACGAGGTTCTTCGCTTGTGCAATGGCCTTCAGGCCGTTCATCATGCTCAGCATCATCGTGCCGAGCTCCTGCTGGTAGTATCTCCAGATGAGTGTCCAGAAGGCTGAGTCGCAGCCTTGGAATATCTCAGCGCCATTGCCCAGGTCGCCATGCTCGGCCGAATATTCCACCGTGGCCATACCGTTGTTGTCGTCGTCGAAGATGGAGTCGAGGTCGTCTTGCTTCCATGACCAGCGGCCACCCTCTGAGAGGGCGAGATGCTTGAAGGGATAGGAGTTCTTGGCGTCGTTGTCCTTCGCGCCGATGAGCATGCAGTAGTCTTTGTGGTACAGCGTCTGCTGCAGCGAGAAGTAGTTGCCCATCTCCCGCTTGAACTTCGCAGCACGCGCGGCCACAATCTCGTCGGTCGTCGGCGAACCCGTCAGCCCGAGATAGGTCTTGATGTTCCACAGCCCGTCCTCGGCATCGCCGTCCTCGCGCACCAGTTTCTCAAACTGTTTCGTGGAGTTGCGGTAGTAGTAGATGTCGTAGTTCGCATCGTAGAACGACATCAACTCGTTCTTCTCGCCGCGCGTGGTCTGTCCGTTTGCCATAAACGCGCCTACGTTGGCATTGATGGCGGCCAGCGCAGCGGCATCAGTGGCACCCATTGCCACACCGTCCATGGTAGCCTCGGTCAGCTTGGCAATGTAGGGCGAGCAGTGGAACACCAGGTCGTAGGCAGGGCGCCACTCGCTCTCGTAGCAGGCACGGATGGCAGGTGCGTCGGCAGCCTTGTCGCTGCTGCCCACGGAGCTGTAGTCATCATCCCAGCCTTCCTGACCGCCGAACTTCAGCGTCTCGTCGGCCGAGGAATACTCAATGTCTACCCACGGGTGCAGGAAGCGCGTGCCACGAGGCGCGTGGTTCGGGCCCTCAATGCACATGGCCACGGGGTAGTCGTCGCTGTAGCCGAAGGTGCTCTTGCAGCCCTTGTCAGGACCTGCAGTATAGAGGCCGATGAACTCGTAGGTCTCGGAGTTCTTCAGCTTGCGGAATCCGATGAACGGGTATTGCCAGACGGCCACGCGGAAGTTCGCATTCGGCAGCTCTGCCTTCAATCCGAGCTGGGTGAACAGCTCGTCGTACAGTGCCGTGGCACCCATCTTGTGGCCTTGCGGACTCGAGGCGATGTTTTTCTTCGCCGTGAAGCGGTCTATCTTCAGATGAACGCCACCTTCCTCGCCGCCGTCCATGAATCCCTTCTTGCCGGTGAACTTGGGAGTGTCCTTGTAGTTGCCGCGTGTCCTGCCCTCGCCGTCGGTGTAGTACCACTCGCAGTTCGAGGCGAACTTTCCCCTGAGGTTCCAGCGGAAGTATTTCTTCGAGGTCGTGCCCTGGCCGTCCACGGGAACGTGCTTGATCATTACGTCCCAGTCGTGGTGTTCGGCATACTCAAAGCGCACGGTGCTCATCACCGTCGCCTGGTTGAAGAAGCCGGGCACGTCCTGCGTCTCGTCGTCAGGCTCCACGATGAAGCAGTTGAACTTGTCCCGAACGAGTGCATACTGAATCGAGTCGGTCAGGATGTCGTTCTTTTCCCTCACGGTCTCGCGGTCGAATTCTACGCCGTTGAAGATGGCATTTTCGAAGTTCGTCAGCACCTCGGTACCCTCCAGTGCTCTGTCGTATATGCGCATCATGTAGAGGTAAGCGTCCGTCGAGTCCTGCCCTACCTGCAGACTGCCGGCGCCGAAGGTGGAGTTTGGACTGAACTCGAAGGTGACGTTCGGCACGGCATTCACATAGATGGTGCAGAGGTTCTTGCCGGTTCCGGCATAATTCTTCTGCAGGGTGATGACGAGGTGCGTGATGGTGTCTTCGCTCAATCCCACTTCCTGCTTCAGCTCTTCCTGCTCGCGGCTGCCCAGCACCTGAATCTTCGTCGGGTAGATGGTGCAGCCCACGTTCACATTGTCGCCCGTCGAGCCCGCAGCGGTGTCGATGAACTTCAGGATGGGCATGCTCAGGTCGGCCACCACCGAGGCTCTGATCATCATTTCAATGGTCAGGCCGTTGGTGATATCGGCGAACGAGAACGGCTGCAGGCCTGCGAACTCGGCCGACGTGCCGGCAAGCAGGGCGAGGGCCTTGTGGCCTTCGGCATCGGTAGCCCAGCCGTCGGTGTTCCAGGTCATGTCGTGCCATACGCCCTGATAGCTCTCGGCAGGGTCGGTGGCGACGTTCACGATGGCCTCGCGGTTGGTCTCGGCGTTCGAGCGCGTACCGGCGCTCCAGTAGAACACGGCACCGCTGATGGCTGCGAACACCAGCGAGTTGTCCAGCACGAGCGTCGGCAGCAGCACGGTCTCGCCCAGTGTCTCGTCCTGATAGGGGTACACGGTCACGTCCACCGTGCCAGGATCTTTCGATTCGGTGGCCACCTCAAACTGGGTGGCGAAGGTGTTCAGCACACCGTCCTCCAGTCCTGTTGCCATCTGGTTGGCCACCTCCGTTCGGATGGTGCCGATAGTAGCGCCCACCACCACCTGCACCATGTTGGCGTTCAGCACGTAGTAGTCGAAGAGGGTGTTCGTGGCGTAGTTCATCACGCTCTCGGCAATGTTGTTCACGCAGACCAGCGGTGTGGTGTCGCCATCCAGCACACAGAGGATGTTGAACCTGATGTGCTGCGTCTCCACGCCCGTGCCGGTCATCCAAACCTCCACGTAGTGCTGCCCGGAGATGGTCATCTCGGGGAAGTCCGTGGCTGGTATGGTCACGCTCTTCGCAATCGTCGAGGCATTCTCCGACGGTTGGAAGGTCTGCTGCAGCTCGGTGAGCTCCACGCCGTCCACGCCCACGTGCAGCGTCTTCTGAATGGCGCCCGAGAAGTAGATGTTGCCGATGGTGTAGGCAGCGCCCTCGTTCCATGGGGTGCGCCAGTTGTGCAGGCACGACAGCGACAGACTGGTCAGCGTGGCGGTCAGCACCAGCGAGCGCGTCGCCTGGCTGGTGTTGCCCGTCACGGTGATGCGCACCATGTTCGTGCCCACCACCAAGAAGGGCCGGATGTCGAACGAGATGCTGCCCGTCTGGTTTTCGCCGGCAAGGCGGTTCACGTAGCCGCTGCCGCTGTTAGCGGCAACCACGTAGTTGTAGCTTTCCGTCACGGGCACGGCCTCGCCGCCGATGCTGGTCTGCAGGGTCGTACTCGGGGCGATGGTCAGGATCTTCTCGGTGTCGCCGGTCAACACTGAGAACACTGAGCTGCCTGCATAGCCCATGTTGATGTTATAGATATCGCCCGTCAGGTGCAGTGTCTGGATGACGTTGCCGTTCTCTTCGTCGTAGAACAGGATGCTGCCGTTCTGGTATTCGGCATGGCCGAACTTCCCGCTCAGGTCAATGAGGTTGGCGACGTTCTGCTTGCCCCACTGTCCGTTCTGCTGCACGAGCACCTGCGTGCCGGTGCTCTCTTCGTCCACCTCGTCATCCACGTTCTCCAGCTCGCCCAGCGTCCTTGCGCCGACGCCTTCCTCCAGCTGCTGCTCGATGGCGGCGATGCGCCTGAGGGCGGCCGTCACGTCAGCAGCGCTGGCGCAGCTGGCAAGGGCTGTCTCCAGTGCCTGCAGAGAAAGATAGAGGCCGCCGCTCTCCACGGGGTTCGAGCTGCCCTGCGTGGGACGTTCGTCCATCGTGGGTTTGATGTCCGACAGTTTCTTCACCGTCCATTTATTGGAGTTCGCGGCCTTGTATAGCACGAGGTCGTTCGTGGCCGTGCCGTCGGCAGCGGTGTCCACGTCGCTGTGGCCGCTGAGCTTCAGCATCTGCCGCAGTCCCTCCTGCAGGGCGGCTATATGTTTCGACAGCCACATCCCTTCTTCGGTGGCTCCTTCATTCTCTACAAAGGTGGTATTCAAAAACTGTTCGAACGTCATAACTTTCAACTTTAAACTTTCAACTTTTAACTAACGCCCCAGCGTAACCGGGAGCGTATACGGGAATCCCCTCTTGTCGCTCGGCTGAATCTTCTGGCCGAAGCTGGTGTGATGCAGGGTGTGGATGAGCCTCTCCAGCTCTACCGTCTGGAGGGGCGTCATCGTCGATGACACGCGGCCGACGTCGAGCACCACGAAGTCGCCCATCTGCCGCTTTCTCTTCACATATAGTCCGATATTCTTCATACGAATGCCATGATCAGATAAAGCCCTACGCCCAGCCACGACGCCCAGAGGTCCTTCCGGTCGAAGAGCTGCTCAGTGCGCCAATCGTACCATTCCTTCACGATGGCCGTCAATGCCGACACCCCAGCGCCAATGAGCTTCGGCAAGGCGGTTCCGTGTACTGCAATCGCATCGCAGCACAGCAGCGTCCTTGCCACCAGCCACGCCAGCAGTAGGAAGGCGACAACGTGTATCCACTTGTCGCTTTCCCACTGGCGTAGCCAGGTCAACACCGTGTCCATCAGATGACGCATAGCCAGGTGTTGGCAGTGAGCGCCAGCAGCACGCCCACCAAGGTTCCTACCAGGGCGCAGCCTGCTGCAGCCCAGTTGTACGTCTTCTTAAGCACGATGCAGGATCCTGCAAGCAGCACCGCGGTCGTCAGCAGGCCCACGAAGAACGCGAGCACGGCCACATTCTCCACGGGAATGCCGGGGATAGGGTCAGCGCCGAAGAAGGCCACGATGCTCAGCAGCATGGCGAACACGAACGAGAACGCGCGGTTGTCAAACCACGAAAGGATGGTTCCGAAAATCAAATTTAAGTACTTCATAATTGTTGGGTTTTATTGGGTTGAAATATTGGTGGTATTGTCGGAATTGAAAATGTTATCCTGCTTGCTCACGCAGGGCCATAGCCCGTCCATCGAGAGGATGTTGAAGCACAGGTCTGAGCCGTATTCCTGTGCGAGGATGCCGGGAGCAAACAGCGCGAGGTTGTCGTAATAGTCCTCTGCCTGGAAGTAGTTATATTCGTTCTTTCCCTTGGCTCCCGCAGAAGCTCTCCAGATGTTCACCCAGCCTGTCACGGGCTCGAAATCGGCAGCATTCTCCACAAACCAGCGCAGCACTGTCGTGCCGGTACCATACTTGTGAACGACGCTGCGCAGGCGCACCATCTGGCCGGGCATCAGGATGAGGACTTTGCCCAGCTGGCCGTTCACGATGAAGGAGTTCTCGTGGGCTCTCACACCGGATGCTGTCGTCGAGATACTGATGGTGTTGTTGTATTTCAGAATCCTCGGATCTGAGACTATCACCGTCGCACACTCCCAGAGCTGCTTCAAGGTCAGCTTCCCAGCCTGCCGCCACTTCGCATAGCGACGCTGGAAGGCACTGGCAATGGTGAGCTCAGTGCCTGAGCCGTGGAATGCAGGCATCGTCAGCACGCCGTTGATGGCGCAGCTGTCGTAGCCGGGCAGTATCACGAGCGGGTCGGTGTTGTCCAGCACGTCGTCACCGCTGATCGACGTGTCCTTCGAGATGCCGCGGATGACCACGCTCTTCACCTTCTTCAGGTCTATGGGCACCACCATCTTCCCGCCCAGCTGAGGACCGGGAGCGAAGTCGATGATGTCGTGCACGAAGCCCGTCTCCACCGTCTCGTCCTCACCTGTCAGGAGGTTGATGCCGCCGGTCTTGCTGTAGGTGTCGGAGTAGTCTATGAACTGTGCCGAGTTGGTGATAAGGCCTTTCACGTCGAGGTCACCGTCAATCGACGTCCTGTCGCCGTGGATGACGGTGTAGCCTTCCTCGGCCTCCTCGTCGTAGACGATTTCCAGGCCAGCCATTACGATGCCGTCCTTCGTCACGCAGGCACTGATGGAGTCTTCCAGCTGCTCGATGACGCTCGCCGTGCCGTTCTCGATGTTCGTCACGCGACTGGTGATGCTGTTCACCTTGTAGACGACACTCGACGAGCGGGTCGAGTCGAACACGGCGGCATAGATTTGGTTCGCCAATTGTGAGAACACCGAGGTCGTCGCAGCGTTCACGAGCTTCCACTTCAGGGTATTGTCTTCCACCACGGCAATGTAGTGGTTATAGATCGGATTGCCGTTCGAGTCCTCACTCACGTTCGCGCCCGTCACGGGGTTTTTGAGCGTCGTCGGCTGGTACCAGTGGTCACCGGCCTTGTAGTTCGTCGGAGCGGTCGCCTGAATGAAGATCTGCGGCTGCAGGCCCTCGGCGATGTCGTCGATGGACTTCTGATGGGCGCTCGTCAGACGGGCCTCCATGGTGTTGGCGGCACTCCAATACTGGTTCCAGAAGTAGTCCCAGAGGTCGTCCGACACCACCTGCGACACGGTCTCGTTGGCTTTCAGCAGCCACTTCGGATAGCCGGAGCGGGCATCGGCAGCTTTCGTCGTGTCGTATTCCTCGGTCAGGCCGTCGCGCATGGCGGAGTTCACCTGCCACGTAAGGGTGCCAAGGTCCATCTCGGGCAGGTAGTAGGTTTTGCCTGTCACCACCGATGTATCCTCGGTGCTCTTGTAGCTGCTGCCGTCCTGCTCGAAATATCCCTTCTGCTGGGGATTGCCAGACGGACTGCTCACGGCGCCGAACTCGATGTCGCCCTCGCCGTCCATGAATGTTGCGATGATGTTCAGCGGTTCCTCCACGATGTTGCTCAGGCGGTGGGTGTCGTCGTAGTAGGCACTGGTGCCGCCCAGCGCGTTGAAGTCGTCGAGCATCCGGAAGTATCTCTTCACCTCGGCGGCGAAGATCTGACGCAGCGAGGCCTTCTCCTCAGGATCGAGCAACCCGTCGTCGCCCATCTCGTCGATTTTCTTCTCCTGCCACTTCAGCTGGGCTGCGGCGAGCGTGGCCATGGCCTCGTAGAACTCCGACCACTTCCTGCGGTAGCTGTCGGCAGCCGTCTCGCCCTGCACCTCGCTCAGCGTGGGCAGCACGGTCGTGGTGAGCAGGCAGGCTTTCCACTTGGCGGGGTCTGCAGCAGCCTCTTTCTTCACCCGGTTGGCATCGAGCGTCGCGCTGATCCACAGCGGAGCATCCTGCAGACCGCCGTCGAATGCCTGGTCGCCGTTCAGGTATCTGCAGAGTGCAGTCCATGCAGTCTGCGCTGCCTGATAGATGGCCGCGAAGGTGCTGCCCATGCAGCTCTCGGTGGAGGTCGTCATCTCTACCGGCGTGGCGGCAATGGTCTGCGTGTAGTATTCCCGGGAGTCTTTCCAGTTGAGCAGCACGCGCGTCTTCTCGCCGCCGCCCGTCAGCTTCGAGTCGCTGGCCACGTCGGCAATCTTCTCCAGTGCCGCCAGCGTGTCGCCGTCGGTGACATGCTCCCAGCCGAACGTCGGGTTTTCTTCTCCAGCCTGCATCGTCCACTTCCAGAACCTGCCTCCATCTTCTGCGGGTTCTGCACTCACATCGTAGTAGAGGCAGCGGTCGGCATAGTTGGCGTAGTCCTGCTGTGTCCAGTTCTGCTCGGGCCGCGTCACCAAGGGAGAGCCTTCGCCGTAGATGATCTTGATTTCGCTTCCGGTCAGCCAGTCCTCGATGTCGGTGGGGTCGTCTGAGTCGGTGGCCGAGGAGTAGAACTTGCCGAAGAACGCCTGCCCGATGGCGTCGGCATAGGTCTTGCGATGACTGCTCAGCGTGAAGTCGTTGATGCCGCGATAGGTGGCCAGCAGAGGGGCGGTCAGCTCGGCATCGAGCGACGAGTGGGCCGAGAAGTACAGCGCACTCTGTCTCGCTGTGTCTGCACTTCGGCTGCCCAGCATGGCAATCTCGTCGCCAGCTGCTGCCGTCGTAGGCTCACCCTGCCACAGGGGCACGTCGTTTCCGTCGGTGGGGATGCTGCTCTCGCCGCTGCCGCAGTAGATGTCGATGTAGTGGCACTGGGCATCGTTGCCGTCGATGGTCTTCGTCTCCGGACGCGGGCTCACGGCGGCCACCACCGCCCAGTAGTATTTGTTGTTCACGTCGTAGGCGGTGCCCTCGGCCAGGTTGTCGGTCTTACAGAGAGCCTGGTCGCCTGCCTGCCACATGTTGCTGCGCTTCCGCTGCCCGTCGGTGGCGCGCCAGTACAGGCGCTTGCCGGCAATGCTGCGGCCGTTCAGGGTGAGGGTGATATCCTCCACGAGGTCAACGTTGAAACCGTCGGCGGCCGTCAGCACGAGTGCACCGCCAGCTGCTTTAATTTCGTCGATGATGACCTTGAAGAAGTGGGCCACACCCGTCACAATGAGGTTGTGGATGGTGGCCGTGCCGCCCACCGAGAAGTTGTTGTTCACGGTGAGGTTCTGGATGATGGCCTCGAACAACCGTGTCAGCCCGTCCACGGTCAGAGAACCGCCAATGTGCGCGTCGCCACCGTTGCCCTGCTCGTCCTCCTCCACGGTCAGGTCGCCGCCATGCACGGTGAGGCTGCCGTTAATCAAGGCGCTCAGTGCCTCCAGATAGTCGGTCAAGAGGTTTTTAAACCACGCCCAGCCCTCGCCCACGCGGTCGGCCACGGTCTGCTTCACCCAGCCCCAGGCACCCAGCGGACCAAACAGCGAGCCCTTCTTGAACGTAATCACGCCCTCGGCTTCGTCGTCGTCCTCCTTGCTCAGGTATTTGCCACTGAGCATCGAGGCCACGGAGTCCATCCATGCCTTGATTTTCTCAAAATTCCTTCTGAGCTTCTGGCGAGAGGTCAAGCCGGTGTCGCCCTGACCGTCCACCCACGGGTCTATATGTTCGAAATTAATCTCTGCCATACTGGGAAATTATTCTTATTTTTACTCCCCTCCCCTCGGGAGGGGTTGGGGGTGGGTCCTTATTCTATACCATCGAGGGGTTTATGTTGAAAACTCATCAGCAGCGGCTGCCACATCTGGTGAGCCTGCCCGGTGTCGGTGTCTTTATAGGTGAGCATGTAGTCCTGGTAGGAGTTTTTCTTTTCCTCTTTCGGATTCTTCACGAGCAGGGCGTGCTCCACGAACACCTCGCCATGACTCTCATCTTTTGTCAACGAGTAGCTCATGAAGGAAAAGGCAAACTCCTCCTCCCTCGCGCTCATCTCGCGCATCTTCTTGATGGCTTCATATACTTTCATGTCTGCAAATTTATATAGTTTGGTACCAACCTGAAAGGACAACCTGTCCCCCTCCCCCTACGGGGAGGGCTGGGGGGGGGTCTAATCCAGCCACCTTCCATCATCCAGCCACGCACCGCCGTCATCCCACACGCCCTTCGTCAGCACCCAGCGGCTCTCGGCAGCGGTGTCGCTGATGTCGATGGGGTGACAGGTCATATCTTCCAGCGGGGCTTCCTGCCCTTCGCGGTGATAGTCTCCTCAATCTCCCGGCACACGTAGCGCTTGTTGCGAATCACGTACACCGCACGAGGGTCGGCCATGTTCGGGTCGTAGGTCTCAAACATGATCTGCCGCGAGGTGTCCACACGGTACACTCCGGCATAGAGTTGGGCTTCCACGTCCTGAAGACGCAGCGAGCCAACAGGAGTGCCCGTCAGACTGCCGCTGAATGCACTGGCCAGCTGCAGCTGCACGGTGGCATGGTAGGCATCGGTGTAGGCTATCGGACAGCCGCCGGTCTTCGTCGTGCCGTTGTGGAAAGCGCAGTACAGGTCCACGGCGCTGCTCTCGAGCTTCTCGAAGTTCCGGATGTTCGCTTCGATGTCGTCGCTGTTGTCGCTGGTATCCTCACTCTCCTGACTGCTGCCGCCACTCTGCACGCTGCCCTTGTAGCCGTTCGTCGAGCCGAGGTCTATCACCTCGCAGCCATGTCTGCCCAGGCAGGCAATCGGGGCGGGCACCATCTTCAGTTCAAGCGTGCCGGAAGCATCCTCGCGCTTGATGTCCTTCATCTGGTCTATTTCTACATATAAGGTGTCGGTGTGCTCTTCCTCGGTCGTCTCCTGCGACGTGCTGGAGCCGCCGAAGCTGCCGCTGCCGCCGCTGCCGGTGTAGGTGCGCGTCACCTTGATGTAGTATCGGTTCGTCGACGTGTCGTGCAGAATCTTCTTTTCCACGCCCGTGGCAGCAAGGAGGTCGCTCAGACTGCTATAGTCGGCAATCTCCGAAGCGCCCAGTGCTCCGGTAGGAAGCTGCATGAGCTTCGTCCAGTACACGTCGGGAATGGCGTAGTGCACGTCGCTCGAGGTGAACTCGGCATCGCCGTCTTCCTCCACCTGCAGCTCGTATTCGTCAACGACGTTCTGCAACGGGCACTGGGTGGCATTGGCGTAGTAGGTACTCTTCTGCAGGATGTCTACGGTCTTGTGCAGGTTGTCGGTCAGGAACACCACGCCGCAAAGGTTCTCAACCTCGGTCAGGAAGTCTTTCACGGTCCATCCGGCAAGCATCTCGGCGTATTTCACGGTGCGTACGGTGTTCACCAGAAAGAGGTACTTGAACATCGTCTGCTCCAGCTGGTTCACGCCGACGGTGTAGCCGAGTGCCTGAATCAGCCGCTTCACGATGGCGCAGAGGTACGGCTGAGGGCGAATGCTCATGCCCTGCAGGGCGTCTGATACTCGCTGGCCAGCCATGATGCTGCTGCCGGTGTACACGTTGTAGGTGTTGCCGTCCTGTGTCCGGAGCGTGGGCAGGCAGAAGTCCCAGTCGGGATAGCACGACGAAGGAGTGATGCCGCTGATGGACGTTATCTCCCCAAGGTCGAGCCAACCTATCTTCAGCGTGTCGCCGATGAAGTAGTTCAGCTCGGAGTTGCCACTCACGATCTGCACGCTCACCTCCTCGTCCGTCCATCCGGTGATGACTTCGGTACCCCTGCAGTACACCTTGCCGTCAGCCATGAGCACGGCCGAGCGTTTCGTCCTGACGGCCTCGGTTTTGTTCAGGCGCTGCAGGAAACCGTACAGGCGGCGGTTGGTGTCGTTGTCGAGCGACAGCGAACAGTCGTAGGTGTACTCGCCGTTCTTGGTGAAAAACGAGTTCTCACGCTTCACCGTCGTGGCGAATCCTGCAGGGAGCACCACTTCCACACCATCTATAATCAGTTGTGTTCTGCCTTCCATACTAGAAACTATAAACTAGAAACTCTCAACTAAGCGAAGCGCCCTTTCCATCCGGCAACTTAAACGTCACACTCCAGCCATTGAAGCCGCCATAGAGGTTGTATTCTGGCTCCACGTTCAGGTGGCCGACGGCCATCTGTCCGCTCTCGCAGAGCATCGTGAAGGCGTCGCGGCCCAACAGAATCTCGCAGAGCTTCGACATCAGGTGCTGCGTCACGGCAAAACGGTCGAACTCCCAGTCGGTGCCCTGCCGGTCTTTCGGCGATTTCTCCAGAATGTAGAGGATGCACTGGGCCTCGCTCTCCACGTAGGTGCCCTTCGTCAGTTCTGCGCCTGGCACGTTGCCGCAAAGCAGGATGCCGCTCAGATCCTTCAGCAGGGTGATGAGCTGTCCTTCATTCATGGCCGGCACCACCTTCGCAAAGCTGATGTCGGGCTGGGGATGGAACTCGTCGTTGAAGGCCTTCGCCACTTTCGACGCCAGCTCCGCCATAAATTGCCTGTATAGATTTACCTCAATCATTGTTATCTTGTTACCTTGTTACCTTGTTACCTTGTTACATTGTTATCATGCCATTGTCTCTCTGCCTCGCCATCCGGAAGGAAAAGCCTACCCCGCCGAAGCTGCCCTTGCGCATCGTGTGCGAGTAGTTCGTCTTCGTCACGATGATGGGCAGCCAACGGCCATCCCACAGCACCTGCACCTTCCTCGACATCACCAAGTCGCGCCACTGGGCATACTCGGCCCGCGTGTAGAGGGCACCGCTGTCGGCTGTGTACTCGTCGTTCTGCTCGATGTGGTATTTTCTGTCTTCCCCATACGACGTGCCGATGTCGTCGGTCGACTGGGGCTTCACCTGCAGGGCCACCTTCGTCGACAGCACCTCGGGCGCGTCGTACATATTAAGAAAGAGGAACGACGTGGCATCGGGATAGTCCCGATGGTCGATGAAGGTCTTCAACGTGTCGCCGCCACAGGAGAAGAGGATGTAGGCGCCCTGGTGATAGTTCGTTGGGAACAGCTGCTCGGGGTCGCAGTCCTCGGTGTAGGCGGTCACGCTGCCCACGCTCTTGCTGTTGATTTCCTCACCGGCTTTGTTGTAGAGCTTCGCCGTGGCCGATGCAAGGAACGTCAGCGGATGGGGAAAACCCGGACGCGCCACGTCCACCAGCCCGTGCGTCAGAATCATCTTCGCACCGGCGGTGTCGAAGGTGTTGCGCTGATGACTGGCGTAGAGGGTCTTCGTCAGCACCGACGTGCCGTCTATCAGGAAGTCGAACGCGCCGCTCAGGTGGTCCTGGCCGCCCGTCTCCTTCAGCTCGCCATAGAGGCAGGGGTCGATGACCTTGTCGAGACCGCCGATGCGGATGCTGCCATTGGCGGGGTTGTAGGTCTCCTTCAGCACGAGCGTGTTGCCCTGCTTCAGCTGGAACTCCACGGAGTCAGCCGACGAAAGTATCAGGTCCTGCATGTCACCGACGAACTTCGTCGGGCATGGGTTCTGCGTCATTGTTGCCATACTAGAAACTAGAAACTTGAAACTCTAAACTACTCTCAACTCTAAACTCTAAACTTCAAACGATAAAGTACTTGTTGTCTTTATCGTTTGCAGGAACCACTAGATGCTCCGTGTGCGCATCGGCCAGCACGTCACGGCGGCACTGCATGTCCTTCACGTAGTTCTCGCTCACCTCCATCATGTGCTGATAGAAATCGTGCAGCTGCGAGGTGGTCGAGCTCTTCGAACTGCCTCCGGCCGTCACAGCCTCACG